AAGGCCGTTCAATCAGCGAACAGTTCCTGCCTGATCGGTGAGCTCGCCAAGCTGATCGCTCAAAACGGATATTCTATTGGGGAGAAAAGGTTGTTCGCATGGATGCGTGACAACGGATATCTCGGAAAGCATGGTGAGAGATACAATATCCCTAACCAGCAATACGTAGAGCAAGGCTTGTTCGAGTTGAAGAAAGGCGTAAGATCAGGGGATAACGGGGTGCTGCATACTACTATCACGCCGAAGGTCACCGGAAAAGGACAAGTTTACTTCGTGAACAAGTTCTTAGGAAATAAGGAGGCTTGTTGATTATCATAATATATCATTAAAAAAATCATCATTTGAGAGGATTTTGTTTATTATAAATTTTAAAATTAAAAAGAACATGGAAAGTAACACGGACGTTCGTATTACGAGCATTGTAAGCCAGCAGGCCTTCTTAGAAATGGATGAGTTGGAAAAAAGTTGGAAAGATCGGTTTTGTTATCACGTGAATTGATTAACAATATGAGTGAATTATCGAAATTTTTCCCTAAGATCAAAGAAGATTAGATTATACATGATAAAAACATTTTAGTAATCATGTATAAATAGCAGTTGAATTTATGTTTAAGACTTGATTTAGTATATCCCCCCCTCATGTCGTGAGACAGCAAGGGGGATAAAAAATCCCCTCCAGAGCCTTTTGGGTGGAGGGGATTTGAGGGTGGGGCTATTTAGTATATTTATTTATTTCTTCTAAAATCAAATTATAAGCTTTTTGAATCTTTTTAGCGGCTTTCTCTTTTACTTCGAAATCAACATAACCATCTGTAAAATAAACTCTAATATCTGTCACAAGTTTATCTTTAAAGAAGTAAGAGTCACCCGCATATGTAGGTTCTATGGATGAAATAGTCATACCTGAAACAATATTAGTCCTTGACACATAGGAATCTATTGATAATAACTCATAAACTTCTCCATCAGAAGTTTTTATCATTATCTTATCATCGCTGCCTATAACATTCCCTTGGTTGTACAACGACATAGATAATAATATATCGCCACTATTTCTGCATTTGAAAAAAACACCAGCTCCATCCGTAAGCCTTTGTTTTATTGGTACTATGGAGGTCTCTATATTTGCTTTACCAGAAAATGTATCAATTTCGCTTTTTTTAATTTTTTGGCCAAAACATTGTATAGAAAAAAAGGCTGCAAGTAATATATACAAGTACTTCATAAATAATTTATTTAAATAGTTCAGATTTCTTTTCATCGGACACAAGTTTCTCTTTTATTTTTTCTATATCGAGAACCGAAATAAAGTCCTCTATCTCTTCTGGTGAAGCAAACACCCAATAAATGGTTTCGTCTATATATCTATTAGATGAAGAAGTTGCTTTTTTTAGAAATGTAATAATATGTCTTCCGTCATCTAATACGAGAAATCTAGGCTGTAGCCTGTGTCCAAAAGAGAAAAACCATTTAGATCCATACCAGCATATAGTAGATGATGGCAATTTAAAATCCATATCTTTAGACATGTCTGTAACATTATTATCTTTAGCTATTTGAGACCATTCATTAAATTTATCCTTTATGGCCAATAATGTTCCTTTTAAGTCTTCGATATCAGAGCTACTAAATTCTAACATTGCTTTTGTATTGTCATTTTTGGCTGGGACTTGAATATAGATAGAGAATTTTTCTTTTTTTATTTCACTGGCTTCTATATCAAATTTTTTATTCCAATAAGAAGAATAATATTCTCCTACCAATTTTTCTGCAAATACCGACATAGATAGCATTAAAAGAAAGTTAAGTAAAATAAATTTATTCATGACTTGATTTAGTTTAATTAATGATGGGACAAAGATAGATAATAGTGTTAACAAAAGCAAATGGTATAGGGGAAAATTACATGTTCGATAACATATTTCTTAATTTAAGTAGTATAAACCTTGTCTACCTCTTTTTCCCGAACAACTCGGAATGACTACCAATTCTAAGCAAGTCGATTATTTCTCCGTCAATCCAAATAAGAAGAAAATCCCCTTCTATATGGCATTCCATACAACCTTTATACTCACCTTTCAACATGTGAGGTTTGTATTCTTGTGGAATCGGATGGTCATTTATAAGCAGATTTGCGATATATTCAAAAGCTGCGATTTTTTTTGGGAATTTCTGAATACGTTTGAAATCTTTCTTAAACTGGCTTGTTGGGTGTAATTTCTTTTTCACTTCATTAATTCCTCCATCAAACTATCCACGCTGTCGAACGTTTCTTTATTCTTGGTCGTGCGTGCTTCCCTTATAGCCGCTATCGTTTCCTCGTTTGGCTCGGAGTATACAGCGTCCATCAAGGTGCTCTCCACGAAATTATTCAGGCTCCTGTTCGCTTTCTTGGCTTGTTCCTGCAATATTTGCAACAAGTCCTCACGTAAACGGAACGATGTTTGCTTTCTTATTACTGCTTCCATATTACTTATGTATTATATTGTATCGCAAAGGTAATGTATTGTATGCATAAAACAAACTTTCATGATTTTTATTTAGAGGATTGCAGGTTATATCATTCCATCTTAATCTTAACATCCACTTCAACAGGTATTGGTTTTTGACAATGGGGGCAAATGATCGTTTTGCTACTATTGATTTCATCAGAAAAGAAATCCCCGACTTTACACCCTATCACATTTGCTATCTTTTGAAGTGTTTCCACCGTTGGGTTTTTATTAATTGATTGAGATAAAGCACCTCGTGTTATAGGCTTACCGTTTTTGCTTTCCCATTCCGCAGCTATACGTTCGATAGTATAACCTTGAGCCTTAATAATTGATTTTATGTCCATCAGATGAATGTTTAGTTATTACTAACGGCAAAGATAAATATAAAAATGATATATGATTAGGAATAACTATTCGAAATATAGTTTTTGATATATTTTAATTAAACATTGGACTTGTGTTAAAGATTAGTTAAACCTAACGATCTACTTGTGTTTCGTTAGGTTTAACTATACATTTGCATCATCAAAATAAAACAACAGTACAATGGCAACACAGAAATACAACAAGAGCGAGATCATGAAAGACGCATGGAGATTATTCAGACTTTACCGAAAATTCTCTTGGTCTTTTGGCAAGTGCCTTTCTATAGCATGGGATAATGCCAAGATAGAGATAAAAAATAATGAGGCCAAAGCCAAGAGATTGGCAGAGGAAGAAGCTAGACGCATCGAGTATCGCAAGCATGTTGTCTTATCTCATGTCGGTATGGCTAGCCTTTACGGTAACAGGGTTTATTCGGGTGATTGATAACTATACATTAATAATATAAGGATATGGAAACGATAGAGGTATTGAAGAACGTGCAAAGAATTGCGTTGGAGTGTATGATCGGAAGGAAACCGGTACATATAAATGTAGGCGTTATGCCGGAGACGGGCGGTTTATGCGTCACCGTACAGGACAGATCTCACGAGGTAGTCTACATGGAGATATTCAATGACTGGATGCCGGATCACAAGGAATGGAATAAAAAGACCTACGATAGGTTCATGAGTGTAATTAGCGACATGACCTGCGTAAGGCTTGCGGGATAACTCGAACGACGGGGAGAGGATCGGAAGTAGATGCCCCTCCGGTAATATCGCCGGAGGGTTTGAAGGGATTTTCAACAACAAATATATTAAGATCATGAAAGAATTAGTATTTAAAGGCGATAATAATCGCATTTTCACGAACAGCTTATTGGTCGCTGAGAAGTTTGGCAAATTACATAAAGATGTAATGAGAGCGATAAAAGCATTATTGACATCGGCGCAAAATTGCGCCAGTCTCTTCATAGAGTCTGAATATCCAGACAATTATGGACGTATGCAGCCAATGTATATTATGAATCGTGATGGATTTACATTATTGGTTATGGGCTTTACTGGTGATAAGGCCCTTCAATTCAAGTTAGATTATATTGAGGCTTTCAACCGTATGGAAGAGCAGATCAAGACTGGAGATTTCCAGATTCCACAATCTTTCTCGGAGGCGTTGATGTTGGCGGCCAAGCAGCAAGAGCAGATAGAACAGGCAAATAGAACTATCAGCAAGCTCCAGCCCAAGGCCGATTTCGCGGACAAGGCTTTCGAGACCTCGGACAAGGTTGATATCGGTATGGCTGCGAAGATATTGAAATTAGGGTTCGGAAGAAACATCCTCTTCAAGAAGCTTAAAGAAATAGGCGTGTTCTTCTCCAACCGGAACGAGCCAAAACAGAAGTACATCAACGCCGGGTATTTCGAGATGACCGAGAAGTTTATTGAGAGGGAGAATCATCCGGGCTTTGTCGTGACGAAGGTACTCGTAACCCAGAAGGGGCTGGCTTACATAAACCATCTTCTGGGAGGTGATCCCGGTGACGGTAAGATTACTAGGATTGTTTGAAAGATTCCTTTCCTTGACTATGCCAAGTATAAAATGTGACCTAAATAGATTAGATGTACGGATTTAGTACGTATACCCAAGACTTTAACATTTTGTGACTTGAAAATAATTGTGAAATATTAAAAGATTGATTGAATATGAAAGAGAATGAGATTAAAAGCATCGTCGTGAAAGCCGACGGTAACGAGATCAAGGTTGATCATGCGCATGAGTTGGTAATAGGGAACTTGACCATAACCCCGGAAATGATGAGAGAGATAAAGAGTATGTCCACTTGCCTGTTCTCTAAGGATATGGACGATATGATAGATACGCTTATCAATTTGAGTTGCGAGGGTAATTACGAGGACGGGTATATCATGGACAAGATGAGGGCCGTGTCATGCGTAAGGGATTTCTTGCGGGTGATCGAGAAAGATAAGACGATTGATTAGTTGATATTATCTTAATAGTCATTATCTTTGTGACAGAGCCAAAGAGCCGTACCGGAGACGTATTTGTCCCCGGACGGCTCTTCTTATTTATATGCGTATGATAAAAGCGGTATTATTGATAGGGGGGAAGAGGTATGACGTGACCGATCACCTAAAGAACTGGGAGGACGTGGAGATATCGGCTAAGAGGAAGGATATTGGCGGTGTCGTTCGATCCTTCTCCAACAAGTTCGAGTTCGTGAAGGGGGCATACGACCTTCTTGAGGCCGAGTACCTATCCAATTATACGAAAGCCTCGGCCATATTGGTGATAGGCGTGTTGAACGATAGCTGGGGGTATAACGAGAAGTTTCGTTGCAAGCTCGATTTCTCCACGTACCAGAGCGACGGGTATACGATATCCATAAACGCCATTGACGATAGCGTAGCGTCCATCATCAACGCAAACAAGTCGCAGGTATACGATATCCCGGTGTCGGAGCTAAAGGAGGATACATTGTATTATGACAGGATCTATCTTAACAACAATACGAAATGGTCCATAAATCCAAATGTGGATCAAACGCAAGATGACGTATATGAGGTTATCATAAATACAAAAGACATATACACGCTATTGCCAATAACTTATATAGATACAAATTTTGCCGTAAAGAACATAATAGATGTGTCGGATCAAATATTGAGTATCCATGAGGCTACTGGCGACAATTATATGATAAAAGGGATTACGCCACATCCTATAAAAATAAAAATTTCATTCAGTATCAAAGCTGGTAAGACAAGTGAGGAGATCGTATTGGCCTTGTTTTTTGTTATACTAAACAAGGGAGGGGATATCTTACGAGAAGAAAGGACTTACATACCATTATCGGATACATATATAAATATAGATAAGACATTTGACATATCATTAGAACCGGACGATAGATTTGCCGTTTATTTCAACTCTGCGGGAGGTCATAGTACGGATATTCATTTGACAATTAAGGATGTAAAAGAGATATCCGTATCTTATATAGGTCGAAATAAGCCGGTAGAAATAGACGCTTTCTCCCCTAAAAAACTATTATCCTCGTTATTGTCAAGGATGGGCGTGTCATTGTCCGGCGATATCGTCTCCGGTTCCATGCCCATACCTTGGATGATGGCCGCTGAGAGCGTGAGAGGAATAAAGGACGCGAAGGTCCATACGTCCTTCTCCAAGTTCTGTGATTTCGCCAAGGCGTTGATGGGGTATGATTACGAGATACTTGATAATAGCGTGCGTTTCCGACATATGAATGATTTCTTCGTCAATGAGACGAAAGAATTGGATCACGTGAGCAATATGGAGCTATCCGTGGATGAGTCGTTGATATACTCTGGGGTTGAAATTGGATTCGACAAGCAGGACTATGATGAGATAAACGGGCGTGACGAGTTTCACTTCAAGAGCAGTTTCAGCACGGGATTGGACATAAAGGACAACATACTGTCATTGATAAGCCCGTATAGGGCAGATTGCTACGGATTGGAGTTCCTCGCTAACGAGCGTGACGAGGAATCGAAGGATACGGATTCTGACAATGACATATTTATTGTCCACGCTAGAAAAGATGGGGATAGGTTAGTTCTGGTAAGAGAAGAGAATGGGGGAGCTATATATGCCGTGACGGGAGTATTGTTCCCCGACACTATCTTTAACGCCTCCTACTCGCCGAGAAATATGCTTCTCGTCAATAAGGAAAGGCTCGGGATATGCACGGATTACCTGTCTTTCACGGCTTCGGACGGAAACTCCTCGATATCGATAGGAGGCGTATCGGAGGCCCTTCCTATATCCCTGCCGGTTAACGACCGGAGGATTAGGATCGATAAGGTGTCCTTGGAGACCCCGGGGTTATCCCCGTTCCCGGGTAATTACAGGGGCAAATTGTCGTTCTCGTACGCAGGGAGATCGTACGAGGGATGGGTTAGCGAGATAACGGAGAAGATAGGGAAATACCAAACGGCATCCTATTCGCTGATATTGTCTAAAATTACATGAATTTGTTTTGACAATTGATCCTTATCCCCTATATTTGTAGGACATAACAAAAAAAGAAATTAGAGCCTAAGAGC